CCGATGCAAGCGAACTTGAGCGACAGACTATTGCAACTCTTATCGACCTCGCAGCCGAAGGAGACAAAGCCATCAACAAGCTCAACGCCTGCGTCAGCGCCTACAACGAAGTGAGGAGCATAGTTAATGGTCAATAGTGAGCAACTGGCCAAACTACACATTGGCCCAGAGTGGGTGGATGCGCTCAATGAAACTTTCCAGCGCTTTGACATTTCAACGCCACTGCGCCAGGCTGCCTTTATTGGCCAGTGTGGCCATGAGTGCGGCAATTTCAAAATGCTTCAAGAGGGTCTGTCATATTCTGCTGCCGGACTGATGAAGACATGGCCCAAGCGCTTTGATGCTGAAAAGGCCCAAGCCTGTCAGCGAAATCCAAAGCTTATTGCCAATGTCGTTTACTCTAATCGCATGGGAAACAGGGATGAGGCTTCTGGGGATGGGTGGCGTTTCAAGGGAAGAGGCTGCATCCAGCTGACTGGCTCTAGCTCTTATTTTCACGCTGGCAAGGCTTTGGGTGTTGACTTCTGGGCCAACCCCGAACTGGTGGCCACACCCCAGTATGCTGCGCTGACTGCCGGATGGTTCTGGGACACCCACAAGCTCAACCAGTATGCAGACAATCAAGACTATAAGACCATGACCAAAAAGATCAATGGCGGGTTTATTGGCCTAGATGACCGGATCAAACACATCAACCATGCACTGTCTGTCCTGACATAATTACCCCATGGCCAGCCAAACCCAACAACTTGAAAATCCAGTAGTCCCAAACCTTGGTTATCCCACCGAGGTGTATGAGCGTAGGCATTTCAATGAGAACAATGGTTCTTTGAATATTTACTTTAAAAAGGTCTCAAGTGTCTTGGGGTCTTTGTTTGGATTACGGGGTGGCCGATTCATGAATGCGCCTCATGGGGCATTTCAAGACTCGACCGACCAAGTGGCTGCCAACACCACCACGGCCTATGCTGTCACATTTAACACGACAGACTATGCCAATGGCGTGACTGTGGCCAGTAATTCTCGGATTACTGTGGCCGATGCCGGAATCTGGAACTTGCAGTTTTCCATTCAGTTTACAAACACGACAAATGCTTCTCAGGATGTCGATGTCTGGTTTCGGGTCAATGGCACAAACGTGGCCAACTCAAACAGTCGATTTGGCTTTGCACCTAGAAAAGGTGCTGGAGACCCGTATCACATCATTGCAGCCATCAATTACTTTGTGAGCTTAAATGCGACTGACTATGTTGAGATAATGTGGAGGCCGACCGATGTGGGTGTCACCATTGAGCAATACCCTGCCGGAACAAGCCCCACACGGCCAGCAGTCCCATCAGCCATTGTCACAATGAGCTTTGTCTCAAACATCAAATAAGCACTGCCATGTACATACCAATCAAATTACCCCCAGGCATTTACAGAAACGGCACTGAATACCAGTCAGCAGGCCGCTGGTATGACGCAAACCTAGTGCGCTGGTATGAGAACACTTTGCGCCCCATGGGTGGCTGGAGAAAACGGGCCACTGGCCAGATGTCTGGTCTGTGCCGTGGCTTCATCACTTGGCGCGATAACAGTGCCAACCGATGGATTGCAGCCGGTACGCATACAAAACTGTACGCCATGAATGAGGGTGGAACACTCAAAGACATTACGCCAACCGGATTTACAACTGGCTTGGCCAGTGCATTGTCCACGACCGGCTATGGCTACAGCACCTATGGCTCACTGGCCTATGGCACGGCAAGACCAGACAATGGTGCAAGTCAGCCGGCCACCACATGGTCCATGGACACATGGGGTGAGTATTTGGTGGCTTGCTCCAATGCAGATGGCAAGCTCTATGAGTGGCAATTAGGTTTCACCACACCCACACTTGCAGCGGCCATTACCAATGCACCAACAAGCAATAAGGCTTTGCTTGTCACTGCCGAGCGCATTTTGATGGCGCTTGGTGCTAGTGGAAATCCCAGAAAAGTGCAGTGGTGCGACCAAGAGAACAATACACTTTGGACACCGGCAGGCGACAACCTTGCAGGCGACTATGAACTTGCCACGCCTGGCACATTGATCGCTGGCAAGAGGGTCAAGGGTGTCAATCTTCTGTTTACAGATGTGGATGTCCACACGGCCCAGTATGTTGGCGCTCCATTTGTCTATGGCTTTGAGAAGGCCGGTAGCGGCTGCGGTCTCATTTCAGCCCAAGCGGTGGCGGCCATTGACACTGCTGCCATTTGGATGAGCAAGGCAGGCTTTTGGATTTATGACGGCTATGTCAAGCCACTGCCAAGTGACGTGTCTGACTATGTCTTTGGCAATATCAACTTTAACCAGGCATCCAAGGTTTACTCTGTCCACAATAGCAAGTTTGGTGAGATTTGGTGGTATTACCCAAGCAGTGCAAGCAATGAAAATGACAGCTATGTCACTTTCAACTACAGAGAAAACCACTGGAACATAGGCACATTGGCCAGAACTGCTGGCACTGATGCCGGAGTGTTTACCAACCCAATGGCCGTGTCCACTGATGGTTACATCTATGAGCATGAGGTTGGCTTTGCCTATGACAGCGCTAGCGTCTATGCCGAGTCTGGCCCAGTCCAATTGGGCAATGGCGACAACATCATGTCAATTCGCCAAGTTGTGCCAGATGAGCAGACACTGGGTGAGGCGGTGGTTTCATTTAAAACCAGAAACTATCCGACAGCAACTCAATCCACTTATGGCCCATATACGGCAGCCAACCCTACAGATGTACGATTTGCAGCCCGTCAGGTCAATGTGAAGGTGACTGGTGCGGTATTGGCTGACTGGCGCATTGGGATAATGAGGCTTGATGCCGTGCCAAGTGGAAAGCGATGAGTGATCAAGAGCATTTGGAAAGGTTACGCCACCATGTGGAGGCGGCATTAGAATACTCTGGAGGCACACACAATTTTGATGACATTGCCGAGATGGTCCAGCGCAATCAATTGCAGCTGTGGCCAGCCAAAGACTCGGTGGTGTTAACAGAGATCATTGTCTACCCTAGGCTCAAGAATTTGCATTATTTTCTGGCTGGTGGCGACCTAGATGAACTCTCACGGATGAGACCAATGATCGAATCCTGGGGCAAATCACTTGGTTGCACCAGGGTGACTTTGGCAGGCCGAAGAGGCTGGTCAAAGACATTTTTGAAAGACGAAGGGTACAGTCCACAATGGTCTGTACTTGCAAAGGAACTTTAGGGGATAAATATGGCATCAATAGCACTCAACTACGCGCTAAACAATGGCATGACGCAAGAGCAGTTTGATCAAAGAATCTTTGATTATGTTGCCCAAAACATTGCCACCAAATCACCGGCAGAATTGCGCATTGAGATGGACCGACTAGGTGTCAGTCCTGACGATGTGGCGCGTGCCACTGGCGTGAGTGCTGCTGATGTCAAGGCCCAGTATGCTGAAGCCTTGCCACAGACCCAGGCTGAGATGATTGCCAAGGCTGCGGCTGATAAGGAATTGGCAGGCCGTGTGGCCAAAGACACTACAGCTACCCAAGCAACCAAAGACATTTACAGTCAAGCGGCTGCTGTCTCTCAAGGGTTACTTGGGCCAGATACGGCTGCACAAGCTGCTGCTGCTGCGGCTGCTGCCAAATTAAAAGCTGAATCTGATGCAGCGGCTGCGGCCAATGCAGCAAGAGCAGCGGCTGCTAAAGCTGCGGCTGACAAGGCGGCTGCCGATGCTGCGGCCATTGCTGCATCTAATGCAACTGCTGCGCAAAAAGCAGCAGCTGATAAAGCGGCAGCTGATGCCTTAGCCGCATCTAATGCTGCGGCTGCCAAGGCTGCGGCTGACAAATTGGCTGCTGATAAATTGGCTGCTGATAAATTGGCTGCTGATACAGCTTCTGCAACTGCTGCTGCGGCTGCGGCTGCAAAGGCTGCTTCTGATAAAGCTGCGGCTGATGCTGCGGCCATTGCTGCATCCAATGCAACTGCTGCCCAAAAGGCTGCGGCTGCCAAAGCGGCTGCTGATGCCTTGGCCGCATCTAATGCTGCTGCTGCAAAGGCTGCGGCTGATGCAGCTGCCAAAGCTGCGGCTGCAAAGACCACCAACACTACCACTGGCACACAATCAGCAGCGCTTGCTTGGGCTTTGGCTAATGGGATGACTCAGCAGCAGTATTACAAAAACATTTTTGATTTTTATAGCAAGAATTCTGGTCTTTCTGATTCCATGCTGCGCTCAGAAATGGACCGACTACAAATCAGTCCACAGGATGTGGCGGCTGCAACTGGTTCAAGTCTTGAAAGTGTTTTGGCACGATATAACAACGCCAAGGCAACAACGCCAGCAGAACTGGCAGCGCAACAAAAAGCCCAAGCTGATCTAGCTGCACGCCAAGGTCAATGGGCAGAACAACAAAAAGCCAATGAGACTGCATGGGCAGCGCAGCAGGCTAAAAACGCTGCTGACTGGGCTGCCCAGCAGAAGCTGATGCAAACTGCGCAGAATGCTTATGGTGCAGCACCATTGACTCTTGGCCAGAAGTTTGGCAGCTATGAGTCAATCCCAATTGGCGCTCAATACAACCCTGCTGTGACCCCTGGTGGAAAATCACCCTACAGCATGGTCATGGGCCAGATGACCCCATTCCAAAACCCTTATGCCAACTTTGTGCCTGGCACGGCACTGGGTGGCTATAACCCCAATCTATACAGCGACATTGCAACAAACAATGCAGCAGCGGCAGCGGCCAAAGCGGCTGCTGAAAATCAAGCTGCAAACAGTGCATTGCTGATGAATGGTGCGGCTGGTGCTGGTGATGCAACTTCTGCGGCTGCGGCTGCAACTGCTGCCGATTCTGCTGCGGCTGCGGCTGCAAGCGCTACTGGTACAGCTCCAGGCAGTGATGGAACACCAGGTTCTGGTGCAGCCATGGGTGGATTGATCACCAGTGTTTGGGGCAATAACCCACCTGGGCCAGATGATGGCGCTAAGTATTTGG